TAGTATTACACGATTATTTGGAGCTGCTGCTTCGTGGAAAACTTTATTATCACCTGTTTCGGCACTTTCTCCATCCTGATTTGTTAATGTAAATTCAATTACATTTAAATTCTTTGGATTAATTGTTCCAATATAGTTAGCATTGGCATCGAATTTTTCTATTTTTATGTTATGCTTTCCTACAAAAAGTGAAGCACCATCCTGAATTGTGTGTCTTACATAATCAACTTTAATGTTTTTATTACCTCCTTCTCTAACTGATACTACATTACCTACAAAATCGCCATTACCCAAGAAAATAGAATCTGTAACATTAATATCTGTTACATTTTTATTTGTTAATAGTGTAGTTTCAACTGTAGTTGTGTCTTGTTGAGAACCTGAACCATCGAATGTAACTGATGGGTTATAAAAATCAGTAGTGGAATTTTTATTAGGAATTGTAAGTCTATCACGCATATTACTATTATTACTACTTGCTTCAACATCAAATTTGTCTATATTTAATACAAAATATTCACAATTATCTGATACAGTATGTCCTCTTATAGTGAAACTTTCCAAGAAAATATCGGAAATTGCTTCAACTTTGAGTGTTATTTCTAGGTCAGCCTTCCATTTATACCATCCCTTGGTAGTATCTGTGCCTGTGTTTGTTACAAGTGCATTATTTAAATCACCAGTATCAACAATTACAGTGTGGCGGTTAGTGCGTTCGTGAAAAGTCTGGGTGTTTTCAAAAATCTTGGGTGGTATTTTTGCTTCACGATTATACACTGAAAGCATATCAGCAGTAGTTTTTTCAGGGTCAAAAGGAACTGCATTATCACGAGTGTGATCTACATTGTTTACTGTAATTTTATCAATTAATTTACGTGCGTCATTATCTGGACTAATTTGAAAGTATGGGTTGTTTTTGTTGTTTTCTGTAGCTTTTTCTTGTTTATCTTTACGTTTGCGATTCTGTGATTCGCGTGTAAGAAGTGGTTTGCTGGCATATGCAGAATTAAAACTATTTCTATCTAATACTGGTTCACTTTTACTGGCGTCAAGTGTAGCAAAAAACTCGTTTCCCTTCTTTTTTGTCTCTATTTGTCTCTTGCGTTCCTGTTCCTGTAACTGATTTGTTTTTTCTAATGTTTCACGGAATTCCTGTGTATCATTGACCATTTTACTATAGTCACCAAATGGATTCGCCTGACCACGTTCTCTGGCAAATTCATCTAATTTCTTGGCGAAGTCTTCACTTGATAAATTAGCATCATTATCTATAGGTTTATTTCCAGTAATACTAGCGTTTTGAAACAGTAGGTCTAATTCACTACCTTCATTTTCTTCAGAATTTAAATTTAATCCCAATAGTGGACCATCTGAGTAACCATCTAAGTCCATAGCAGATTTACCTTCGCCAGACTGCTTGTTCTGTTCGCGTTGATACATTTCAACTAAAAATGGTTTAATTTTTTGAGTTGAATATTGGTTTAACTGCTGGAGATTCATTGAGTTTTTTGAATCGGATACTTGACGATGAATACTCTTCATTAATTTTTTAGTGGCTTTCTTAAAGCGCTCATTTTCAGTTATATCAATGCCGATATTTTTAATATCTTGGGATACAAAATGAAAGAGATTATCTAGGTTTTCTCTAGAAAGGTATTTACTCATTATTTATAGAATTATATTATTTTTTTTTAAATGAATTACTATTAATTATTTCGTTTTTTGAAAAAGAGACCAATTACAAGTCTGGAACCGGCTGCACCTCCTTTAACGAAATTATACTTGTCTCCAGCATTATAGGTTAAACCAATAAGAGACATTGTAAATTTAAAGTATTTTCCACTTGTTACTGTAGTTAAATAATTACTCTTGAGTTTTACAGTATATGTTGTGGCATCAACACCTGGATTACCGTCAGCTGAATCTGCGGAATTATCATTCTTACCAAATGTCTCGTTTGGAAATAGGTAATATCCAAGTAAATCGGCATTTGTTGTGCCTACATTTACTGGAATTTCATCGAATTTTAATCCAAATAAATTTACATTTTCTATGTGGGAACCTGTTGTTCCACTCTTGAGTGCGTGAAGACCAATGTATTCAATGAATACGTCACAAGTTCCATCAATAATAACAGGTTCTACTAATTCAACCTGGACATTTTCAATGGAACCATCTGCTCCTATATTACCTGAGTCTAAGTAAACTAATTTTCCTAATTCACGCTGATTGTGAAATCCAGTGTTTCTATAGAGGTCTTTACCTTCTTCACGTATTTCGTTGGAAACCTTCTTCATATCATTTGCTTCACGTAATTCTCTTTTGGGTTCTTCATAAATATACTCCGGAAGTCTATTCGCTTGACTCTGGTCTTGAAACTGTTCTGGTTTATTTGGTTTATCTGGAATGGTTTGTATTTTCTTTGCTTCTGTATCAAATGGGTTACAGTCTTCTATTTTGTTTTCATATAAATTGCGGAAGAATTCATTGTCGTTTGCTATTGATACTTTAGAAGAGGCGCCTTGTTCTTTTGCTAAATTTGTTTCTGCTCTTTTTAATGACTCTGCATTTGCATTTGCGTTTACATTAGCGTTAGAGTTCTCATTTAACATTCCACGTTCTTTCATTAATTTATTCATACGTTCCTCTGGTGATTCACGAAGAGATGAATCTACATTATCCCTACTACTTTGATTTACCTGCCTTGAAAACATATCAGGTTTCATTTCTGGAACATTATTCTTGAAAATATTATCAAATCCTCTCTTTGCCTGTGGTGTAACTGGTTTCTGTGGTGGAAACTGACTACTTTGTGGTCTAGGGTCAGTGTTAAGTGGTCTATTTGCTAAATTAGGAAAATTATTACTAGTTGTTTTACTTTGTGACTTGTTTATTTTATCAATGAATTTATTTGATACTGTGTTTAATACCAAACTATTAATAAATTGATTAGATGCCTTTGGATTTTTGCGAATAACTCCCTGAATAATAGAATTCAATGAACTTTTATAACTTGGTTCTCTATCAATGTCATAATTTGTTTTTTGAATTATTGTTTTTTTTAAGGTAAAATAAAGAGAATTAAAGTCTTGACTAGAGTAATTCATATATGTATTTATATATCTATAATAAAAAAAAACTTAAATCTTATCTAACAATTGTAATTTGCTAGTATTCCAATCATTTATTCGCTGGATACATTTAGCTATAATTGCGCGGTCGCGTTTATTGTGATTTAACATTTCACTACTATCATTTGCTTCTGTTGCTTGGTCAAGAATGATGCTCGTTGAGTTTTCTAAGGTATCACTATCTGTGAAAAATTCCCATTCATTAGGTCCCTTTGCTATGTAACGTCTAAATGACCCATCGTTTGAAAACATAAAATTTGGACAGGTATTATCGGGATTATCAAGACTCTGAATTAAACTACGATTGCGTGATTTAAGAATTTTGTCTATCTCATAACCAATAAAATTAGGATTTCCCGTAGAATGTGCGTTTTCTAGTGATTCTAATTCTTCGGTTGAAAGACTTTGTCTTGTGAGACAGTCTATTATTTGTTGAAAACTAGGATTATTACTAAAGAAAGTGTTGAGAAACTTTATTGGTGGCATATTATACACATTACACTGAATATTTGTGTTGTAATTATTAACAGTAGTTGATTTCTTTAATTCTTCAATGGTCTTGTCACGTTCTGCTAACTGCGTTTTAAGTTTTTGAGTGGGATTACAGAATTTCTCTATATGGCGGTCTAAACTACTCTTCAGTGTAAATTTCTCGTCGCATTTTTCACACACAAATGGTTTACAATTTCTCTCGTGTTTTTTTGTATTAAGATGTCGCGTGTAGTGTGTTTTTATAGTTGTAGAAAATCCACACGGCTCACAGGTATAATTTACCATCTATATCTAATTAATTAGTATATATTATTTAAGTATTAAAATTCAGTTTGAACTATCACTGGATAGACACTTGAAAATTGATTTCAATAATTTTACTGGCAAACTGGTAACATTCATTGAAAATGGAACAATTACTTTTGCGAACAAATGAAATACTCGAGGGTCACAATGTAAATATTACAAACCCCTACGCAAATTGCCCTATTTATCTACTTAGAGTTCGAGAAACTGTCATTCAGGATTACAATGAAAAAAAATTGACCCGTGGCGAATATTTTAGAACACTATTTGAATTAAGTAAATTACTTAGACGCCTACAATACTTATGTTAATAGCATTACTTGGTATATAATATATATGGTGTGAAATACAACAAAACCAATAAAATAATTATGTTAGCGTTTTTACCCAAGTTAGATAGTGTCATAGCTAGAAACCCCGCCATTACCATCATTAGTGAATCGCCTACAATAGCTCCAGCTCCGTGTTCATTGCCATAATCTTTAAACATATCTACCATTTTATTAACTCCCTTAGGAATACTATAGAAGGCACCTGCGAACAAGAGGTCGTGAATTACCTGGATTACTACAAGAAGAACAATGAACTTCCAGGGTGTAAACTCTTTGAAAATTTTATAGTAAATTGCTCTGGCGATTACAAAACCAATCATTATAATTGTGACGTCGCATAGCATGCCACTGAGACGGTAAGTTTCATACCACCTTGCCAAATTTTTGCTTTTTAGTAATGGTGTGTAATACAACACACCCATAAAAAATAGGTCTGTGAATAAAACAGCATTTAAAATAGGTAGGTAATCACTTATTTTATCGAATCGAGATATATTTGCTAATTTCATTTATACTATACTATACACACCGATAACTTATTTTGTTTATTATATATAAATGTGTATTAGTGCAAGAGCATCTATTATATCTTTCCTTGTAAATCTAGTGTCGTGTGTTGCACTTGTAAAATATGGTAATAATAATTTGAAATTCTACAATACAACAATCGGTATTTGGATGGTGTATGTTTCAATAATGCAGTTTGTAGACTATGGAATATGGATTGATCTGGATTGTAAATCTGGAATGAATAAATTGGCAACTATCCTAGGTCCAGTATTAAATCATACACAACCACTGGCAATTTTTGGTATTGCTTATTTTTTACTTAATTATACTACCTTGGGTCGTGAGTTCTATAATTCACAGTTGAAATCACAGGAAAATGGATTATTTAAACATTTTAACATTGCCAAGGGTGGTCTTAATTTTATAAAGATAATGAATATTGTATATGCTGTATTCCTAGTAATAGCATTAGGACAGTTTTATATTCGCGGTTCATCTAGTAACCCAGAATTACTCTGCTCAAAAGTGTGTAGTTACAATTCTTCACTGTCTTGGTCTTGGAACAATAAGAATTTATTACTAATAGCATTTACAGTTTTATGGCACATATTCATCATTAATAGTATATCAATAAATCCCAAGAGCAATTACATTAAGTTCTTTGTAATCTTAATATACTCCCTTCTGTTATTATCATTCTACTTGAAAAATAAGAATGCAGGTGAATTCTGGTGTTACATTGTAAATTTTGGTGGTCTAGTGTTCTTGATAGTTCAGAAATTGTTTTCAAAATATTTAAATTAAAAAAGAATTAATGGAATTTACTTCTTGGAAATTAATTTGCCAGTAAGGCTCTGGACTACTGGTAAGAATAATTTCATATAGTTATCAACAATAAGATAAGCATCATCACCTGGGGCATTCTTTACGAGGTAGGTCATAAGGGTTTTAAGAACTTTCATTGCCTTTTCAGGTTCAGTTAATAGGTTCATATGGTAAATACCTCCAACTTTACCTAATTTTCCTTTCATTTGGAATCCACCTAATACCTGTTCAAATAATTTGGAAATCATACCCATATTTGTGTATGGAACAACTTCACCACTATACATTGATGGAATTGATGATGGATAAGTTCTTGACTTAACTGCGTCACTATCACGGACAATTTTGGCGAGTTTCTTAGCCTTTGCCTTGGGGTTTGCAACTAATTTTTTTTCAAATAATTCGTCGAATAAATCAAATCTGGCTTTGGCATTCTTTTTATCTGTTGCTTTGTTAGCGAACCCTTTTTCATATGCCTTCTGAGTAGCGTGGTATTCCTCGCGTTCATCGGCTTCTTTATCGTGGACAGTATGGACGTCTAATGGTAATTTGTTTGATGCTGACATTTTTTATATAATTTAATACAAGAATTTATTTCTTGAATACCCTATTAAAATGCCAATTATAATATTCTGGGTTCTTGGCGTATTCACTAATATTAAATGTATTGTCTGGCCGTAAGATATCTTGATATTCTTGTTCGTTGAACAATGGTGACACAATAACTACACCTGGATCAACTATAGTAATATCGCCCTCGTCATAAAACTTATGACAGTTTCTACACATCAGTGACACTATGCCAGTATCATTTCTCTCCTTGTTATTAGATACACTTCTGGGTTTTATGTGCGCACATTCTAAAAGGTATAATGGTGCTCTAGATTTACATATAATACAGCGATGCTCGTGATTATCTAATAAAAACTTTCGTAATCTTCGCTGTTCAGGTCTAGATGCCTGGGCTATACAAGAATTAGCAAAATATCTAGCTATAATAATCATTAATTAGATACCCGATTTTTTATTTAAATAAGTTTTGCCAGAATTTGGCAAAACTTTTGAAATTCTGGCAAACTTTTGGCAAAACTTTGGCAAAACTCGTCAAAAAAAGAATGAAAAAAGAATAAGTCCTTATCCCTGTTAAAGGAATGACGCTATTTTAATTGATATTTTTTTGTTTTGTTTGTTACCATAAAATTTTAAAAAGTGAAAATGAACCAAAAATGAACCAGTTACAAAGTTTTGCCAAAAAGTATACTTTTTTTGCCAAAATTTCAGATTTCTGCTCCCCGATTTTTTTGTGCTAAATTGGAATTTTTCAATTTATGGTGTGATTTAAAAGAAAAATTTTGCGTAATTTTCGCCGTACACTACATTAAAAATATACTTTTTTGTGCTAAATAGGCATTTTTTAATTTATGGTGCGATTTGAAAGAAAAAAAATGCGAAAAAAATCGCGTGCGCTACATTAAAAATATACTTTTTTATACTTTTTTAGGCATTTTAGGCAAAATATACTTTTTATTTTTTTTATTTTTCTGAAAAATAAATTTTTGGAAGTTTGCTTAAATCTTTCCATAAAATCATAGGTCCGCGGAATCCAACAGGTGTCTCACTAGGTAACTCTGTGAAATGTAATTTTTTTCCTTTTTTATTTTTTGATGCTGAAAGAAATCCATCTTCTAATGGATACCATTTATCTCGTTTGTATTCTACTTCTAAATATTTGTGAGTTGGATCATGTTTTTCATAATTTTTAAAATAACACATTAGAGGTTCATCTGATGCTACTAATGTATCTCTTTCACTTTTAAAAAACTTTTTGGATGTGTAACTAGTATCACTTTTAAAATAAGTCATAGGAGCATCTAATGCATTTCTATGGTATAATAAAATATCTAATTCAGCTCCTGGTTTTAAAGACATTAAGTCACCTATTGTAAGCCAATGTTTTCTGGATTCATTATACCATTTGGGTTCTTCTAATCCTTCTAATGCTTTTACTTTTTCTGCTTTCTTAGATTTGCTTTTACAATAAAAGTCTCGTGCAAACTGTTGTGATTTCTCGTCGGGCCATTTTTTATATCCTGAAGGCACTTTTTTAGGAGTGTCTTTGAAATCTCCATAATCACTTTCTAATTCATGAAAGTATCCTGGTTTGTCAGCTGTTACACCTACTAAAAGTTGCGATGTTACACCTCCATTAGGTGATTTTGTCTTTTTTTCGTAATGAACGAAGCGTTGAATGCATTCACTTGATTCCAATTTCATTTTAATTAATTGTTATAATTTTATTTTAGTGTTTAATTTTAATTAATGAACGAAATTAAAAATAAAGAATGGTATAATTCATTAAAGAAATCAAAATTAACACCTCCTGGATACGTATTTGGAATAGTGTGGCCTATACTATATGTTTTACTAGCAGTGTCATTCTTGTTAACTATAAAAAGTCCAAAATGTATAGGTTTCTGTAGTCCATTAGTATTTTTCATAGCTCAGATGGCATTGAATTTTATATGGACCACTATATTCTTTAGAATGAAAATGATGAAAACGGCTCTACTTCTTATTTATGCCATTATAGCTTTGACTGTTGTTGCCTTCGTGAAAATGCTTCGTGTAAATAAAACAGCTGCTAGATTATTAATACCATACTTGTTATGGTTACTATTCGCTAGTTATCTCAACTTATTTATTGTAGTAAATAATTAAATTAAAAAATAATTAAATGAAGAAGCGTTCTCTATAAGAGTTCATAGTGTCATCATCAATTATATTCTTTGTAATTTTATCAAAGTTTCCACCTTCAAGCATTTTAACTATAAAGTGAATACAATATACACCACATTCACTAAACTTTCTTTGATGGCGAATATCGTTAGTTCGTAATTCACAAGAGTTACCCATTTCTTCACATTGCTTTTGTATTCTACGCATTAATTTTTTGACTTCACGAGGAGGTTTGTATCCATAACTGTCGAAGTATCCAACGAATGATTTACGACCCAATCGTGCGAACATTGATATCCAGTGACTACCTGGTTGGTCGTGACGGTCTAAATTAAATACTACACCAAGTCTAGTTTTACCACTCGCTAATAGTCTTTTAACACTTAAATTACATAATTCATTAGCTACACAATTAGTAGGTGAAAATCTATGGTCAAAATCAATAGGAACTGCTCCCATAAATGCAAAGTTTGAGTGTTTTTTCTCGTATTGTGACAATACATCTTCAATGTTGTTAGTGTCTAACCACTCAAGTGAATTCTTTTCCCATTCTTTTGGTTTTTCAGGTTTAAATAACTCGCTGGTGTCTAAGTCCGCCTTTTTGGCCCAACAAACTTCATCACGACATTTACCTCTCATTTTATCCTGAATAAGTCTCCATAGTTCAATGTCACTAGCATCTGGGTCCCAAACAAATGCTTCTTCATTATCTAATTTATTTATTATTTTTAAGAGACTGGAACGGTCAAAGCATGTGAAACGTTTCCTTGTAACTTTATTAGTTTTCTTGTTAAATGTTCTTACTATGCTTCCATCATTCCCTGGAGCACAAATACCTCCACTAGGTTTAGTAATCTTACTCTTCTTTTTTGAAACTGGCATATCTAAAATAATGAAAGAAAAATTTTTTATTTATATTCACTTAAACTGTTAATAAACAATAAACTAATAAAACAGTTATGACATTAAGCAATTACCAGGCAACACTCGATTTTATTAAAATTTTTGATATGTTTACAGTGCTTCCAGAAACATATAATGGCGATATGCTCCAACAGCATCGTGATACAGCAAAACTCCGATACAATTTAATTCACGAGGAAGTAACTGAATTACGAGAAGCTATTAGAGACCGCGACTTCGTTGAAGTTATAGACGCACTTACAGATATTCTATATGTAGTTTATGGGGCTGGTGCTACATTTGGAATTGACCTTGAAGCTGGATTCCAAAATTATATACTCAATAAGGGATTAGTAATTCCAGATAAATTAAAAGAAATGCCTGAAAATGCTTCTCATTTTACTCTAGTCTCTTCAATGAATGTAAATGATTTTAAAATTAAATCCAACTTTTTTAGCGATGAAACTGCACTTGGTCACGTAAATAGTGTTTTAGGTTCGATTGATATTACACTCGCTTCATTAAAAAGTCTGCTATTTGACTCAGTAGGACCGGAGAAACTGGAAGATTCACTACACTATCTTAACTTTTGTGTGTATTCAATTGGAAGCACACTACAGATAGACCTTGACCGCAGTTTTGATATTGTTCATAAAAGTAATATGTCAAAGGTATGTGACAGTGAAGAAATTGCTAATCAAACCGTAGAATGGTATAAGAAGAATGAAACTCGTTACGACTCTCCTAAGGCATTTGCTTCAGACACTTATCCTGGTAAATATCTAGTAAGAAACGCCAACACAGGTAAGGCATTGAAATCTATTCATTATACACCTGCCGATTTCCGTGATATGCTAATGTAAGCATTTAACTCTTATTTTTTTATTTAAGGAATTATTCAAGTAATTGTGTAATATGAGTGGAAGTTCAGTAAGTAGTGTATCTAGCTTAGACTCTGATACTATTAATGAATTCATAGGTGAAGTATTAAACTCAAGATATCTTATACTTGATTATTTAGACCACGGCACTTTTTGTAGAGTATACTTAGCTTATGATATCCTATGTAACAAATATTATGCTGTAAAAATAATGAACATAGATGCGACATTTGAGGGTAAAACTGAAATAAATTATTTAAAACGCACCAGTAATAGTCACCGTATTATACAAATATTCGATGACTTTAAATTTAATGAACACATTTGTATGGTATTAGAATTAATGGGTGTTGCTGCTATAGATGTAATTAATTCACTTGACGCCACAGATTACAATTTTACAAATGTCGTGAAAACTATCATTCGTGACACATCAATAGGTATTCTTGAATTAAATCAACAATTTTTAATTCACACTGATTTGAAACTAGAGAATATTATGACTACTATAATTTCACAGAGAACAGAAAAAATAATTGAGGCAGTTAATTCTTTGGAAATACCCAAGATTCGTAAGAAATTTTACGATAATAAAACGCAGAATTCAGATTTTAATTGGACACAAGATAATTTAAACAGTAAGAAACTTAAAATGCGCAATGAATTTAACACTTGGATTTCAAATGTTGTAATGAAAAAAATAGATACTATTCCTGAATCTGTAGATGTTATTTCTATACCTGAGCATTTTACTTGTAAAATTATTGATTTGGGAAACGCAGAAGAATTCACCGATAAAACTGATTCTATTAAGGGAACAGTTCATATTAAATGTTATAGAGCACCAGAAAATTTCAAAACGGGCATTTTCAATAAAGATAGTGACATATGGACACTAGGATGCCTTGTATTTGAAATGCTTTTTAATGAAAAATTGCTTGATCCAGAATACTCCAATGACACAGATGAATACATAAAATATATAGAAAAGGTAATTGATGAGTTACCTGGTGTGATTAGAGAAGAACTTGAATACGTGAATTTTAAAAATTCAGTTGAACTCGAACAATTTCGTGATTTTTTATTGAATACATTAAAGATAGACCCACAAGAAAGATGGAGCGTGAAAACATGTATAAAGTCACAACTTTTGAATTATTAAAAAGTTTGGTGTGGTTGAAATCGCAAAATTTTTTATAGATTAAAGAATATAAAATGTCAGCACAACAATCCACACCAACAGCAAATAAGCTCACTTTACCAGATGCCAAATCACTTAATCAAGCTTGTAAATTATCTATAAAACTTAGCAAGCCAATTGATTTCTACTTTTACATTGATTCTTGCCGAGGAAACTGTCAAATTATAACTAATGACGGTAGCAAAATCCTCTATAAAAACAATGATGAACATACATCACCAATTAAAAACACATACGCAGTAGGCAGTGAATACTTGGTAGTCACTGAAAACACTATTTATATTCTTTCAAAAGCAACTGCTATTAGAAATTAAGAGAGAATAATTATTAACATTTTTTTTATTTTTTATTTAAAAACGACATTCTAACTTTAATTAGAATGTTGAATAATAGACTACGAGGAAGTAGCTTACTTTTTTCACGTAAGTTCATAAATGAACATGAATTCTACCTGAAAAGCGATTTCATTAATAAAATGTATTTCTACTACATTAATCGTGGTTACATTACCATTTTAATTAATGAAATCTTATCGGTTTTTATATCAGTTTTCACAGTGGGGTTTATATTATTTTTATACAATTGTGTAGATTACTCTGGTGTATTTGATATCCGTGAAGACAATAAGGATCTATCAGAATTTATAAATTGGAGAAATATGTTTAATTTACCACCTCTCCTTTGGGTATTATTAATTTCATATTTCATCTACATAGGTTGTAAAACAATAGGTATATTTGACCACGTGATTATGTATAAAAAAATTCACGATTATTACACAAAAGTATTAGAAATACCTGATTGGAGAATTAAAACTATGAAATGGGAGGATATTGTAACTATACTTCATCTTAAATACCAAAATGAAAACTTAAATGTGTATAATATTGCCAATCGTATTACCAATGGGGATAATTATATGATTGCATTAATAGACCACGGTATAATTGATTATACAGTTTTGACTAATTTAATGGAATGGAATTTCACATATTGTTTCATTCATCGTTTATTTGATGATGAATCTAAAATCAATATTTATCACTTGAATAATATTGAAAAAACCAAATATGATATTAGAAGACGGATACTAGTGATTTCCGTATTGAATTTCATTTTTATGCCTTTTATTCTTATATTTATCTTGTTCAGTAATTTATTCGAGTATGGAGCCACATTTTATAATAGTCCAAGCAAAATTGCTAGTTACAATTGGACAAGATATGGGAAATGGAGAATAAGAAATTACAATGAATTATATCACAACTTTCATCAACGTATAAAGAATTCCGAGAAACCGTGTATTGAATACACCCAACAATTTCCAAATAAATTATTGGATTCAATTCTAGGATTCCTAGTATTCACATTCAGTAGTTTTTTCATTGTGTTACTAGTATTATCATTTGTAAATGACCATATTTTAACAAACTTATTTATTGGAAATAAGTCAATTCTATGGATACTTACTATTATGGGTTCTTTGGTAACTGTGTGCCACAATATGATATCACATCGTGTAGTATATTATCCCAGTGAAAAAATGGAGAAGATTAGTGAGGTGATAAATTATATACCAGAGGAATGGGTTGAAACTGCTCACACCTATGAAACTCGTAGGAAGTTCTTTCGATTATTTGAATACAAAATATTAACAATCTTTAAAAATATAGTTTATACAATATTAGTGCCGTTTCAACTTATGATATTCTATTATAGGGTTGAAGAAATATTAACTTTCATCAAAAAAAATACAAAAAAACATAGTATTATGGGTTACACCTGTAAATTTGCTATATTCGATACAATGGATGAAAATACAGACACTAAGACTACTCTTTCATATGATAATTTTAGAGAGGTTCATAGTGAATGGTGTAGAAGTAATACATTTGATTGAATTAATTGAATTAATTATACTGATAAACGGCGTGTTTTCTTTCCAGATTTTTTTTTATTAGCACCCTTTTTCTTAGAACGTTTGCTTTTTTTACTCTTCTTTTTCTTTTTTCCAGGAGACTTAGTTTTTGGTTTTTCTTCTAGTTCAGTAACGTCCATTTTAAGTTCTGGTTCTGGAGATGGTGCTTCTTTTAATGCTTCTTCTGCTCTTGCATTTTGAAGAGATAATGGGTCATTTACAACTACTCTATCTCCATAGTTGAACTCTCCCTGCACCTTGAAATTTTCGGGTTCTTCAAATCTAAAGTCGTTTGTAGATGGAACTGTTTCTTCTTCTTCTTCCATTGCTTCTTCTTCTTCCATTGCTTCTTCTGCTTCAGGAGTTTCCATAGGTTCTTGTTCCATAGGTTCTTCTGCTTCAGGAGTTTCCATAGGTTCCATAGTTTCCATAGGTTCCATAGTTTCCATAGGTTCTTCCATTTGTATTGGTTCCTTATCTTCAATTATTATTTCTTCTACCTCAGGTTCTTCTACTTCTGCCCCCTTAGATTTGACGTAATCCACACAATCGGTGTAACGTTTTGTCTGGCGTTTCCCAGAATGTCGAAATCTTTTTACTGATTTTTTATTTGAAACCATTATAGTAATATATTAGAAATTAGTTTAAAAAGAACGTGACATTTATAAATATTAAAAATTATTAAAATGGAAATTGAACATCTTAAGAATATTCGCGATAAAATTACTGCTCTTGATAAGAATCAACAGCACGAAATTTTCAAAATCGTAAAGAAAAATGAAAGTAATCGTTACACTGAGAATAATAATGGAATATTCATTAATATGAATAAGTTAGACACTGAAACAATAACTAATATCGAGAGTTTCCTAGAGTTTTCAAGACAAAACCGTGAAATATTTGAATCAGAGACTGAAAACTTAAATGAAAATTGATTTAAATAATTAATGATAAGTAAATAACAATACAAGACAATCTAGATATGGCAGTTACACTAAACGAAATCACCAAATATGTTAAGCACAACAACTCGGATGTAAAATTTGAAATTAATGCTATTCCTGAGTTTGAGCAACCAATGAAAATTCCACAGAAAGTAGTAAATCCTGAAAGACTACTTGAGGATGAACAGGAAAAAACACTAGACACAAATGTATTGAAATATCGTCATAATGAAATTATTAATTTGCCAAGTTTCCTCGATAAATTTTTCGACCTAAATAATTATTACACATTTGGTGTTTTTCAGGATAAATCATTTATTTATAGTCTAGCTTATGTTACAAATACCAACTTCAAGTTTCTTTCAGAATCAGACCAAGCATCTCTCATTGCTGATAATAAAATGGAATATCTAGAAGCACTCGGCTCAGCTACTGATTTCAAACGTGGTAAAACACAGGCAAATAAGGCACTACACGCCGACAATTTCTCTGATGCTCGAGTATTGGAGTTTCTCACTGGTCACCTCAAACGTAACATTATTGTTCTCGACCTCAATGAGAAAACTCACACAATTAATTGTGATTTTAATGGAGAGTTTACAACAGTAGTAGTGCTTAAGAGTGGAACTACATACTTTCCACTATCGTGTATTGATGGGTCAGATATTTCAAATTCAACAGCTATTTCTCTTATGAAGTTCTTCAAGTAATTCCTTAATAAATTTATTTTTTATTTTTTATTTTTTTTACAGTAAAATTGAACTTAAAAATTAAATTGTTATATTATATAAAAATGGACTTAACAAAATACTCGACCCAAATCGAGAAAGCTATAAGGTATGCCTTACAAGATAAGGCATTGGAGTTAGAAGTTGTTCTACGTAATCCAAATGTGAATGTTTCCGTTTTTACAAAATTTATGGCAAAACTCAAAACATTAGGCACTGAACTCAAGAGCACCGAACCAGAGATAGAGGAATCACTTGATATTAGTTTAGCCGACCCTAAAGTAAATACTCGTTTTACACTCTTGGGCAAACGTGCCATTAGTGAATATTGTAAGCGTAATGAACTTTCAGGAATTCCAAGTCGTGTTGTTCGCATTATCAATAAAGAACGCGTGTCAAAAATAGATGTTCCCGATTATCATATTAGATTCAACTCAAAACGAGAAAAAGGAATTTCACAGAAATCACCAGAGGCACTTTCTCTCATAGGGCAATTGAAAGGTTTAGACAAAATTTTTAGATACAAGAGACGTTACAGTTTTTACACTGCTGATAATTTATTTAGATTTGATTTGACAATCGTTAAAACAAATACTTCAAGACAAGCAAGAGGACCTAATACTCGAAAATTAAAGAGTGAAGTGCGCGATTATATGCGTAAATATTTAGTTGTCCCCGAATTTGTTACTGATCGCGATAAGTGGTTTGAAGGGATAAAAAGTAATGAATTTGTTGAACTTATGGGAAAACCTTATACAGAATTCATTGCTAAGAAGTCAATAAAAGCAGCCAAGGTATTTGAAAATCCAATGATTTATGAAATAGAGTTAGAATTCTTAGGTAACCAATTAGAAAGGGAACAGCGTCCCGATAACGCCACAGTTCTCGCAGGATTCATTCAAAATATTGGATGTATTTTACAGAGTATTGGTGATAACTATTTCATCATCTCAGAGAGTGAGAAATCAGGGTTCTTCGACACTTACAAGAAACTAGTGCGCGACTTTAAATTCTCAGGACCAAATACTGTTGATTTAGAATTGAGCAATGTTCTTGAAAGAGATTATAGTGACTATTATTCAAGTGTAAATATTCGTAAAGGATACTCAGTAACAGACAAGGCGGATGGAGAACGTAACTTATTGTTAGTTGATATAAATAGCAAATGTTACCTAATGAACCGTAAAAATTCAGTAAAAGCAACAGGTATTAAAATCCCAGGGTTTGAAAATACAATACTTGATGGAGAGTATATTACAGTTGACAAATCCGGAAAATCTATTAGTCTTTTCATGGTATTCGACATATATTTTATGAGGGGCGAAGACTTACGCGAGCGCGCTCTTAATCGTTCAATGGAAGACAGATATAGAGCCGGAGCACCAGAACCCGGTGAAGGCAATGCTATTAATCCAAAGAAGTTGAGGAGTAGATTTGAACATCTCGATGAATTCTTTGATGATTTCAAACCAGAACATACCAGTGAAACAAGTGTTAAATTCCGTATTGAGCGCAAAAAATTCTTCTTTGGTAGCGCTGAACCATTTAATGAAGACACTCAACGCCAGATTACAACTCTCCAGGGACTTATTGCTGATACTACAGATGAAGAAGAAACTCAACGAATTCGTAACCGTATCGCAGAATTCCGCGATGACACTGAAATATTTCGCCACTGTAAGACCATTTTGGAACGCGATTACATCTACGACATTGATGGTTTAGTATTCACACCTATTGATTTAGCTGTAGGAGAAGAACCTAACATTCGCAAACGTAATCAGTATTCAGGTAGATGGCATCGTTGCTTCAAATGGAAACCACACGACTTAATTACTATTGATTTCCAAGTTACAGTTAAACGTGACACAAGTGGAAACCCAGAAATAAAATATGGAGAATACCGAGGCACAATGGTTCCATATCAGTGCCTAGTTCTTAAGGTAGGTTATGACCCACGTCAGCACACCAGATACAATTCATTCCGTGTATTGAATGAAGCACAGGTTTATGCCGAAAGATTTAGTCCAGTGCCATTTCAACCTGTAAATCCATACAAACGCGATACTCATATCCTTTATGTTCCTGTTGAAGGAAGGAGTATTAAATGTGAAAATGGAATGACAATTAATGATGGTGATATTATTGAATGTCTCTATAATCCAGAGGCTACTGGACATTTCAATAAATGGCGCGCATTGAGAGTCCGTGATGTTCTTACTCCCAATGACTTTACAACAGCAAATAATGTATGGCGCACATTCCATAATCCTATAAGTCGCGACGCTATTTCAACAGGAGTAGTCCCAATTACACGTGAAGAAACATATTATTTCAATGTTAATTCACGCCGCGATATGACAAGTAAGAGTTTAGCAGATTATCACTCATTCCTTAAAAAGAATTTAATCAAATCTGTATCACGCGAAGGTGGAACATTACTTGATTTATCTTGTGGTAAATTAGGTGATTTGAATCACTGGTTAGATGCCAATTTGAATATGTGTGTAGGTCTTGACCTAAACCGTGACAATCTTGAAAATGTTGATAATGGAGCAGCCAATCGTGTATTAAACCGTATGCTTGAATATCAAAACAGTGAAGGTGGTGACGTTCCTACACTTTTGGAAAATATTATGCTAATTTGGGCAGACACATCTTTGAATGTAAATGATAGCACTGCTGGTCGTGACATATTAAACAAGTATTACCTTGATATTATTAAAGGTCGTGTGCCTGTTGAAGAAGTTTCAAACAGTAAATTGAGAAAGTTCTACGGATTATCCGATGGTTCATCAGGTTCTGGATTTGATGTAGTTAGTTGCCAGTTCTCAATTCACTACTTCTTTGAAAATGAAACCACACTCTCAACATTCCTTATGAATGTAGCCGAGAACTTGCGCGAGGGCGGAAAATTCGTTGGAACTTGCCTCAATGGAAGTCGAGTATTTGACATTTTAAGGGGTGAAACCAGTGTAGAACGTTTCAATGCAGGAAAACTCATTTGGAAAATTACAAAAGCTTATGACCACACAGAGACTGAATTCCCAAACACAGTTGATGGACTTGCTATGCCAGTAGATGTATATTTTGAATCAATTGGTAATACAACACGAGAATATCTTGTTAATACATCTTTCTTAGAGAAAATAGCTGCTCGCTTTGGCTTGCGTCTATTGACACTTAATTCATTTGGAAACAAATATCCTGAACTTCAATCATTAAAAACAAAATATGGTAGTGCTGCCGATATGACACCAGAATTACAGGAGTATAGTTTCTTGAATGACTACTTTATATTTGAAAAAGATTTAAAGGAACCCGCTGAGAATTAGATAGATTAGTAGTATGATTTTCATAATCAATGACACGGAAACCTATACTAGTGTAGCTTCTCGGGTGAAATTACCGTTACCTTTACCTAAAGTATTTTTTTCTTATTTTACGAATAATGAGGAATTTATTCGAGAATATGAAACAAAAGAGAACCGTAACACCGAAAGATGTAAATTAATGGAAATCAAGAATGCTATAGACAATTATGATATAAAAGACTGGGATAAAAGCAAAAAAATGGCGAACCCATATGAATTAATTTATATGCCCTCGAGAAAAATACGTCACGAAAGCATTGCAAATATAGACCCACTAAGTAGGTCTTATTTTAAAATGTGGGAGATGTTGTTTCATCATTCATTTCTACCAGGTGATAGCAGAAAATCCTGTATTTTGAATATAGCCGAAGGTCCAGGAGGTTTTATTGAAGCTCTGGTAAATTATAGAAAAAGGTATCATAATGCAGTAGATACTATAAATGCAATTACTCTTAAATCCACTAATAAGGAAATTCCAGGTTGGGACAAGGCATACCAATTTCTTATAAGGAACCAAAACGTGAAAATTCATTACGGTGCCGATAATACTGGTAATATTTACAGTGTCGAAAATATTAAACATTTACGTAGTTATATACACGAAAATAATGAATTAGCTACTCTTATTACAGCTGATGGAGGATTTGATTACTCTAAAAATTTCAACAAACAAGAAGTAAGTTCTTTTAAAATTATATTTTGTGAGATAGTAACTGCTATTTCAAATCAGGCAATAGGAGGTAGTTTTATTTGTAAGTTATTCGATACCTATAGTAATATTTCAAAATCATTTATACACCTTTTGTCTAGTTTATATAAGACTGTTCTAATTCATAAACCAGTAACAAGTCGTCCAGCTAATTCTGAGAAATATGTAATATGTAAGGGATTTAGAGGTATTCGAGAGGATTATCTCGAGAAATTGTTTATAACAATAAACTTATGGAATATAGTAGAGGGACAGGGTGGTCAAATACGTGGTATTTTTAATAGTGAAATCCCGAATAATATTAATAAAAAAATAGATGAGTTAAATACTACACATTATCTAGAACAAAAACAGAGTATAGAAAAAACTATTAGTTTAATAAAAAACAAACCAAATTTAACACAATTAAATGAAATTATCGCTGAGCAAGTAACACATGCTAGACAATGGTGTAAGAAATACGAAGTCCCTGTTAATATAGCAAGCACATTTTTAGAGAAGAAACATTAATTATTTTCTAGTATTTATTATAATGAGCAAACAGTGTAATTTCTATGGTCTTACTGGATTACCAGATATCCAAGTAGATAAACCTGGTAAAGTTCCTTTGGAATTAAGAGGCGACAGTTATGATGAAGCTATTAAAACTACTGCCAAAAATGGCGGATTATACGGTGGAAAACACGCCGACCGTGCCCACATTCCTAAACCTGTTTATCCTACAAGCACTTACTTCACAAGCGTTCTACTCGAAAGCGCAAACCCTCCACCAGGAGCAATTGAACAAACTATTGGTTTAAACAGACCTGGTAACAACTACGTAGCAGCCCCAGCAAGTCACTGGTATCAAAATGCACCAGTTGATAATTCTGGTCCATTCCGTGTTAAAGGTATTAATCCAAGAAAGTAGACATTAGTAATTAAATACATGTCTATCTCTATAAAGTTGTATCAGTATTTTTGAATTTTCAAGTTTTCCAAAATCAAAACAATGGAGGCAAAATATTTGTTCAGATGAGAAGGGGATATTGATTGTGTCACCAAATCTATAATTTTTAAAATCGCTGTATTTAGTTTGATTTGTGTTTAATCTATCCAAAAATTTCAAATTTTCACTTATATTCTTCCTGAATTCAATGAAGTTTTCACTGAAAATGAACATAGGAACTATTAACCAGGTGAATCTAGCACCCATTTCTTGTGTATCACTTAAGTGCTCATTACTTGACAATATGTTTCTATAATTTATCTTTTTATAAGTCCCCGATGAATTTGTATATTCAGTCACAATTTCATTCCAAAAAGGTGTAAATGTTTTTAAAAAATGATTTGCTTCTCCATAAAATAATATGTCGGTGCAAGCATAAATAGTATCTGGCGCGACTTCAGTGCTCTTTAATGTTTCAATACTAGGAAAGTTAATATCTGTGCGTATTTTAATTATGGTATCATATTGATTTAGGATTTCACTATAATTGTGTATTAAACTATCAAGATGATACCATTGAAGCATATTATTCTGTGTAACACGGATCTCATTTTCACGGAAGAAGAGACATCTATCCGGGGAAGTTAATTTAGAAGCATGAAATCTATATTTCGTGTAAGTAGAAATAAATGTGTCATGTTCTCCTAATTTATCTTTGAATTCAATAAGATGGTTTCTATCTCTAAATCTTAATTGACCTGTAATTAATACTGCTATTCGCATTTTAAATTATAATACCCGATTTTCTTTATATTTAAAAACTTTTTACTAGAATATATAACATGAATATATTAATCCCGATAGGTGGTATAGGGCGTAGGTTCCGTGAAGCCGGTTATACACGTCCAAAAGCCTTAGTTAATGTATTTGGAAAGAGTATTATTTGGCATTTATTATCTAATTTGAAAATAAAAAAATGTCACACGGTAATTATACCCTATAATAAAGAATATTTGCGTTACAATTTCGAAGACTTAATGAGAAATAAGTTTCCAGAGGTAAATTTTAAATTTATATGTTTGGAACAAAATACTCGTGGCGCGGCTGAATCAATAGCAATTGCGCTTAAAAATTTGACTGATATTGATAGAGTTAAACCAGTTTTGTGTTTGGACAGTGACAATTTTTTTACTACCGATATAATTTCACTTTGGAATGGTGAGAATAAAGTATTTACATTTCAAGATAATGGTGAAAATCCAATTTATTCATATGTAAAAATAGATGGCAGTAATATACTCGAAATACAGGAAAAATCAAGAATATCTGATTTAGCTTGTTGTGGAGCATATGGGTTCAGTAACGGAGAACTCTTAATGAAGAGTATACAAAAAGTAATTTCTTTAGATAAAAGAGTAAAAGGTGAATTCTATACTAGTGTAGTTATACAACACATGATAAACTCAGGGGTTTCATTCAAAAATGAGGAAATTAAAGAAGGAAAATATATTTGTCTTGGAACTCCATTACTTCTTAAAATGTTTTACAATAACTTGCCAAGATTTGGTAGTATTGGTGACAATGAAACTATACGACCATTAAGAATATGTTTTGATTTGGATAATACTCTTGTTTCATATCCTGAAATTTATGGAGATTACTCAACTGTGAAACCCATACATAACAATATTAACTTCTTGAGATATCTCAAAACTTTTGGAAACACAATAATAATTTATACTGCTAGAAGAATGCGAACACACTCAGGAAATATTGGTAAAGTTATAACAGATGTTGGCAAGGTTACAATTGATACACTTGAAAAATTCGAAATACCTTATGATGAACTATATTTTGGAAAACCATACGCTCACTATTATATTGACGATTTAGCTATTAATGCCGGCACTAATATTCAACGTGAGATTGGTTTTTATGATGATTTCATAAAACCACGTGAGTTTCATAGCATCGAAATTAAGAATGTAAGTGTTGTGCAAAAAAACGGGACAAAAGCGTCATTAAGTGGAGAGATATATTACTATCAAAATATTCCAAGAAAAATAAAAGATTTATTCCCAGTATTCTTTAATGCCAATGAAGAAGGAACTAGTTTTGAAATAGAAAAAATAACCGGAATAACAGTAAGTCAATTATTTGTAGATGAACTCTTACGAGAAAACACATTAATTCACGTGTTACGTAGTCTTATGCGCATTCATAACTGTGAAATTAATGAAATTAATGAAATTAATATTTATGAAAATTATTCAAATAAATTAAGAGATAGATACACCAAACATAGCGATATTTATGACAAATTTCCTAGAAGTAGTGAAACATACACACAGTTAATTAAATCACTACAAGATTATGAAAGTGAAGATATGGGGACTTGTTGTGTAATACACGGAGACCCAGTTTTTACAAATATATTAATTAACAAATATGACAAAATCAAATTTATTGATATGCGTGGAAAATTAGATAAATTATCAATTCTAGGAGACAATTTATATGATTTCGCTAAGGTGTATCAAAGTTTAATAGGATATGATTCAATATTACTAGAAAAACAAGATAATATCCGTATGGAATATTGTGACAAGATGATAGATGTGTTTAAAAACTGGTTTGTTGAGCAGTATTCGGTGAAAAGATTTAATTGGTTAAAGATTATAACAAGAAGTCTAGTATTCTCTCTCGTTCCCATTCATTACCCTGAAAACTCAGATAAATGTGCTAAATTTTATAGACTATTAGAATCAGATTATTTAAAAATTTCAGGTTAGAACACGTTAGTTTCTTTCTACTTAAAAAAATATTTAGTAATAATATAACAAATATGTCTTTAGAGGATTTAAATACTGGCGATATCTTACTGTTTTCTCACGTCCCAAATAAATCGGGACCTTTTCAAATATTTAGTAATTTTTTTGATTTTTTAATAAAATATTGGACCAACAGTAAGTATAATCATATAGGTATTGTAGTTCGAGACCCTAATTTTACATATGGTGAGAAGTTACGCGGATTATACTTGCTCGAATCAAATTACGAAGGATTTATGGATAGTGAAAATCATGAAGTAAAATTTGGTGTTCAGTTAGTGCCGTTGGACAGAGCACTTGCTAATAATTATGCCAATGTGTATTGGCGTAAGTTGGAATGCACACGTGACGATGATTTTTATAAGAGATTGGACCGTGTTCATATGGAGGTTCACAATAAACCTTATGATATAAACATTATAGATTGGATTAAAGCTGCATTTAATATCGATATAGGTGACGAAAAGAAAACCGATACTTTTTGGTGTAGTGCCTTAGTCGCATATATATATGAAGAAATGGGATTCATTGACGGCACTATTCCCTGGACAATTATTACACCAGCGCAATTTTCATATTACGCATCAAATGGGTTGAAATTCAAAAACTGCGAAGTTTTACCAGAGCGTGAAATTTATATTTGCGACCGTAAAATTAAAAACGTTGATATTTGCTGTGGTTTAGCTTGGGGCGATGAAGGAAAAGGTAAATTAGTGGCATATTTAGCAAAAACTGGAAGTTACGACTTTGTTTGTCGATGGGCAGGAGGAAATAATGCCGGTCACACCATAGTTAAAGATGGCAAACGATACAAAACCAATTTAATTCCAAGTGGTATTTTTTACGGTGTAGAAAGTATTATAGGTCCAGATTGTGTAATTAACATCGAAGATTTCTATCGTGAATTAGCTTATTTAAAAGAAGCAGGGTTCGATACAAGTTTAGTAAAAGTGTCTCCTCGTGCCCACATTATTTCTGATGAACACATTGCTGAAGACCGTGAAAGATATCAGGTCAAATTAGGAACCACCGCTCGTGGAATAGCACCTTGTTATCGAGATAAATATGCTCGCATTGGTAAGAGAGTTCGCGATTGTGCCGATGAATTCACTGGTCACATATGGGATGAAAAATTGTGGGGTAATATTCTTTGCGAAGGTGCCCAGGGTTTCTGGTTAGATATTAACACTGGGAACTATCCATATATTACAAGTAGTAGCACATTACCATTCTCTGCCTGTAGTTTGGGAATAGCTCCACAATACATTCGCCATATTTATGGTGCTGCGAAAATTTATGATACACGTGTAGGAATTGATACTGATTTCCCAGAAGAATTAGATGAGGACCCTGAACTCGTTGAAATAGGGAAAGTAGGTAACGAATATGGTGTTACTACAGGTAGAAAACGCCGTGTTAACTGGTTGAACATGGATAAATTAATTCGTGCTATTAATGCAAGCGGAACTACACACGTTATTATTAGTAAGGTGGATATATTTGAAAAAATAGGTAAATTCAGATACTTACAAAGTAACAAACTAGTAAGTTTCTTGTCCTTGGAAGACCTTACGACAGATATCTATAATGAAATCAAACGTGAATGCCCATTAGTGCGTGAAGTTAAGTTTTCTAATAATCGTGAAACTATAGGTATGATTGAAACTAGGGTTTGAAACTAGAGTTTGAATTTAAGAAGTTAATTTGTTTTTATTTAAAATTGATTAATTAGTATTGAATTAAAATAATCAACAAGATATGAAAATTTCATCTAGCAAAGAAGAACATGAGTTAGTTCATTCTACATACGATAAAATCGCCGAACATTTCTCAGCAACTAGACATTCAGTTTGGCCTGATGTAACCAGATTTTTAAGAGACATTCAACCAGGAAGTTTAATTCTCGATAATGGTTGTGGTAATGGCAAAAATTGTAACCGTGGCGACTGTGTATTTATTGGCACAGATACTTGCCATAAATTTCTTGAAATTACTGGCAAACGCACCGAAGTAATAGATACACCTGCTATGAACAGTAAAATGCTTGCGTTTCGAGACAACTGTTTCGACTATGTTTTATCAATCGCAGTAATTCATCATATTTACACTCCCGAAGACAGATTAGAGGCAATGAAGGAAATTGCTCGCGTGTTGTGGGTTGGTGGAAAGGCACTAGTATCAGTTTGGAGTAAACACAAGCATTACGAGTATGGTGATAATATTATTCCCTGGAATCTTCAGGCACGACACTCGAGGAGTAAAGGGGATGAAACTTATCCAAGATATTATCGCCTGTTTCGCAGAGAAGAATTCATTGAATTAATAAATCTAGTTCCAGGCATAGAAATTGAAAAAATAAATGAATGCTACAATAACTTTTTCGCTACTATAGTAAAGAAATCCAGTAGTAAGTGAGAAACAAAATTGAATTGTTAGAAAAGGTCCTAATTTGGGTAAATCATTGTTACAATGGCTACTATTACACAACCCGAAGCAAACACTACTAATGAAGTTCCAGAAGTTCAAAGAGAAAAAGCGTTGAAACCTTTCGTTAAAAATAAAGACTACCGAACTTTCTCACAAAATGGTAGAGACCTGAATGCCTGTATAGTGCTGTTTCTAGTGGAAATGAGACAGTATGCGAATATTCAATGGCAGGAACAATATCATATTAAAGAACCACTCGAGAGTCTTGAGCAATTCAACCGTGACCACCTTTTAGGATATCCAAGTTACGGTGGAGATGCTGTTTTGGATGACTCATTTACAGGTCCTGATTGTCCAGTTGAAATATTTTCACCAGGAAGTCTCCAGATACTCAGTTATTTTTATGGAATGAATTTTCACAATTTCAGTGTAGAATAAAAAATAAAAGAATTAAAGGTCAAACCAGTGACACGCATCGCACTTTGCCATATTAAAAGCACCGTTACCTGTAGCCTTTGCGTGGTGGTATTCGCATAAGAGTGTGCGGTTACAATAATCGCATAAAGTGTAATCGTGTGACAACCTGACTATTTTAATGCACACATTTCTTGGGAAGTTTCTTGCGAAAGCAATGGCAATTGATTTTTCGTGGTCAAGTTTATATCTGGAATTTATATGGTGTGTAAATGGAAGGACATCAATATAATGACATTCGTGGCAAAGTGAATATTCAGTAGGCATATTATAAATAAATAGCAGACTATTTTCTCTAACTCGTAATTTATTTTTTATTTTCTAGTGTTTTCTTTAAAAGTGCCTGACGACGCCTTTCATTGATAATCTCCATTAAAAAGAAGTTCAATGCTACATTACAATTTGGAAAAGTGAAATCAACTTCTGGGAGTAAATTCTTGCGAGGACTAATTAAAACGGTAATCCAGTTATAACCTTTACTGGTTACTAAATTTTCTACAGTATCCTCAAAAAACACTACTTTATCACGTGGTTTAATACCTACCTTTTCAATTATTCTGTCGAAACTTTCTAAACCAGGTTTCAAAGCATTGAGTGTATCACGTGCGTGTATATTATTACGAAAGTGATGAATAATTCCTAACTTTTCAAGAGACTTTATAGCGTGACCTTTTGTCCCATTTGTAAAAAGTATTTTGCGACAAGGTAACAGATTTAACTGCGTCTCTAATTGAGCATTTTTATCGAGTCTCGAATAACTAAATCTCTCATTTTTATCGAGACTATAAAGAGTATGATCTAAATCAAATATCCAATAAAGCATTTCCTTTAATATACCTTTTTATTTTATTATTATAACTTAGTGAACGAGATAATATATTCCATTGAATTAATCAAATCAGTAATATTATACTGATACACTTCTAGTTTTGTTTCATCTGGGTCATATGGCATATTATTGAACTGTGTGAAGTAAGGGAAAATGTTTTCATTGAATTCAGTTTGAGTGTATTTTGAAATTACGAGATTATAACCGATTGAATTTACGTAACTAGTGATTTTTTCAATATTTCTTTCTGATAATTCTCCAATATTTACAGTTTTACCGTCACGACTAAATAACATACGCATTCCATGAACTGTGAATGTTAATAATGCTTGAAATGTATCACGCATAGTCATTTCAGGTGATGAAAATGCCACAATAATACTACTAGGTGCTTTTACTGGTTCACTAAAAATTTTAACAATTAGGCCGTCTAAATCCATTTAATATTACCATAAATTTAATATTTAAATATTAAACGGGTTAAACAAATAAAAATGATAC